TTTATGCTGTGGATGCGATAAGCAAAGAACTGCGAATTTACACAGGATTTATAAACGATACCGGCAAAGAGCTGCCAACCATTATTGCATTTGAGGATATATTAGAGATTGGGGTGAATATGACTTGAATTACTACTTTTGCGATGCCTGCCGCTATTGCTTCTCTGCTGAGAAACTGCCAGATCGATATCCTAGCAATGGAAAGACCAACATAACCAGTACCAGCCACAGCAATCTTTAAATCCTTAAACTCTCTCATTTTTCTAACCCTCTATTTTTCCTTATTTATAAAACTCAGCGTACCACTCAGCGAAGTTCCTCAAACCAGTTCTCAGGCTGGTGCTCGGCTTGTACCCGAAGTCACGCTCCAGTGCGCTAGTATCTGCATAGGTGACAGGGACATCACCCGGCTGCATCGGAACCAGTTCCTTGTGAGCTTCAAAATCGTAATCTTCCGGCAAAACTTTCGCTCTTACTAACTCCTCACTCAGAATCTGCACGAAGTCCAGCAGGTTCTCAGGGTTCTGATTACCGATGTTGTAAACAGCATACGGCGGAATCGGCAGACCATCCTCACCATTCTTCTTGTCCGGTGCTTTCTTCATCACACGGACAACGCCCTCAACGATGTCATCCACATAAGTAAAGTCACGTCAATACGGTTTGTTGAGTAGACATTTCTGCACTCAAATTTGTTCGGAGAAGTTGCTCGACGGTGGCGTATAAAGCTCACTTATTGCCATATGTCGCTACATACCCGCTTTTCCGGGCATAAAAAAGAAGCCGCCGATTATTGACTAATCGACGACCTCAAAGTACATCAGAGCGTGAAATATTCACTTTTTTCTTTATAAGTGATTAAGCTCACTTATTTCAGTTTGTAATGATTTTCAGTGATTATAATCACTTATTTTTACCAAATGATAGCATCATCCAAAACTCTGGGCGGCGTAAAAAGCTCACTTTTTCTAAGTGAACATAATCACTTATTTCCAATAGCCATAAGTGAGCTTAATCACTTATTTTTATCGTTCATAGGTACAAAAGTGATTTTATTCACTTGTTGAGTAGACTTGTCAGGAGTGATTATAATCACTGTTTTGTTGAGTAGACATGTCCGCACTGTCTCCTGCCCACCCGGTCACCTTCCACCTTGCTACCTTGCAAGCATCCTGGATTCTGACCCGATTGGCTGCCTTTTGCCGACTTCGCCACACACCTCTCACAGCGCCCCACTGTCGCGTTTAATTGGCGAGGCCGAGGAACTTTCCGCAGCGGACAATTCTTCGCCACACAGGGGCTTTGTGGGGCTTGGATTTTCGTCCAGAGCTTTCCCGTTTTCCACCAAAAACGGAATGTCCAGATCGAAACTCACAAGTTGCTGTCTGGGGACGTTTTTCCCCTCCAGACGATATGTATTGTTCCGGTTCCACCGCATGTCCCGGTAGATCATCCGCACCAACGCCACGCACTTGATCTCGCAGCTGTTGCTCACAGTCAGCTTCGGTGTCTTATGAGCTCCTGCATCCTCAGCCGTACAGTTCTGCACAGCTACCTGTTTTGCCTCTCGGTTGTACAGAAAGCGATAGTGGGTTGGCCAGTCTAATGCTTCCAACGTGCTGCGGAAGATTGTGATCCTTCCATCCTCAACATTAAAAGTCAGACCCAGCATCCGCTGGTTCCATATTCTTTCGTTCACTACTCTCCCCTCCTTAAAAATGGGCGCACTTCCCCCTTGGAATCCTAGTGGCCGTTTTAATCAAGCCCGGTGTCGGGGACGGTCTTACCCGTCAGCATCCCCACTGATACATAGCCATCCATTTGCTTAACTTCGGATTCTTTCAGATGTTCTTCTACAGGTACGCCAAAAGTACCCGCAATATCATCTGGGTAAAATCCCTTTCTGGTATTTGCAGGCTTTGTCTCTTGCGCATTTTTCTGGTCTGTTCCATTTTTTCGTTTCTGGCCTTCATGGAAGATCTCCGGAACAAGCAGATCAAAAACATACAGAGTTTCCCCTTCAAACGAAATTCTGTACCCAAGCATCTTATACCGGCATTCGGTATCCCAGCCCATTTCCTTATACACCAGTTCTGAAAACGGTTTGCAGGTCATTTTCCGGCTTTTTCGCTTGTCTGGCTTGGCAATGCACCAACGCAGGGCATCCTTGTCATTTTCATCACAGCCGCGTACAACAATACGCTTCAAATCACTGTTGAACATGACGTGTACATAAACCACATCTTCTAGCCCAGTGATGCAGGCCGTGTTAAATGTGATGCTGTCCTTGCGGATCACGATTGCAGGGTCACGAAGATGTGCAAACAGCTCCTTCCGCACGACCTGGTATCCGTCATAGGAAAATGTACTTTCTAATTCTTCCGCTCTTGCGTCTCTATCATTTTCTGCCTGCTCTTCTGGCGGCATGGCGTTCGTATTTTCATTCATCTGTGTCAGTCCATCCTTCCATTATTTTTTCCGCTTCATGGAGCAGAGCGTTCAGACCATCTGCGGTAAAAGTATTCATTTCATCTATCTCTGCTGCCGGCCGGAGTACATCCCAGTTTCCAGAGTAATTCTCCTGCTGTAAAATCCCGACCTGTGCAATGCTTGTGATCGACTTTCCAAAAGTACCTGCCCATTCTGGCGGGAAAATGTAAATCGTTTTTTTGACCGTTTCGCCCTCTGCATCCTCGGTGTTTTCCTTTGGTGGCAGAACGATTTCTTCAACCTTGATCATCTCCGGCTCATCCAGTTCAAAGAGCATCAGCTTATTATCGCCGTCCTCCACGAATTGCCCACGGAACCGATAACGCAGGTCTTCATCCCACTCCATGATGTCAAAAAGAGTCTTTGCCAGGCCACGGCAGCCAAGTGTGCTGGCACACCAGCGTCCTTCTTTCAGCCGACCCCAGCGGATCGCATTGGGATTGCTCTTTTCACACGGACGGATTGCAATGCAGCGGTCAACCGAATTCAGGAGCAGTTCTACATACTCTACATCTTCAAACTTTTTCAGGCAGGCTGTATTAAAACGCAGCTTGCCATTGGAGATCGTCATAGCCGGATTCTGTAAAGTAGCAAAATACTGTGCCCGCACAACTTCATATCCTGTCAAATTAAGCCGATTTTTCACATCACCCACAACAGAATCATCCGGCTCCCGAATCACACTTTCAGATGCTTCCCGGTATTCTTCAGCTGAAAATCCTGTCCAGTCCTTATCAAAAGGCACATATCCGCGTAAGATTCCATCATCCACCACACTCAGGACTGGCAGTGGGCGATTTTTCTTTGTATAACTCCGGGATGCCCGCAGATGATTTGCCGCATTATAGACTTCCCTGGACACGATTGCCTCATGATGATCTCTCTGCCGGTACTGCGTCCGGTCGTTGTTGTTTTTCTTTGATTTATGCGTCAGGAAATTCGGTGTAAAGGTCTTCCTTGCCAATACATCCCCACAATGGCGTTCATTAGCAATGACTCCTGCAAGAGTGCCGGGATTCCACTCCGTGTTCCCCAGTTTTGTCTTCCGGCCATAATCTGTCAGTAGCTCTGCAATCTCGGTGAAAGAAAATCCATTCAGGTACAGATAGTAAATCACCTTCACCGTCTGTGCTTCGTCCTGATTCACCACAAGGCTGCCATCCTCGTCCTGGTCATATCCGAGCAGGGCCGGCGTAAGGAACAGTCCACGGCTGAACCTACGGTCAATGGACCAATTCATAATGATAGACTTGGAATGAGATTCTTCCTCTGCCACGGACGCCAAAATCGTCAGGATCATGCGCCCGTTACTGTCCAGTGTGTAGATGTTGTCCGCTTCAAATTTTACACCCACGGGCGGGTCAAGATTTTTCAGTGTTTCAATGACGGAAAGACAGTCCACAATGTTTCTGGCGAAACGGGCGATGGACTTTGTGAGGATCAGGTCAATCTTTCCGGCCTTACAGTCCTCGATCAGCTGCTGCATTCCTTTGCGATGCTCCAATGATGTACCGCTGATGCCTTCATCATCATAGATTCCAACGAATTCCCATCCCGGCTGTGCCTTGATATAATCCGTGTAATAATTTTTCTGAAGTTCATACGAAGAAGTCTGTTCATCATTATCAGTGGAAACACGGACATAAGCGGCAACACGACGGATAGAGGTGCTTTCTCCAAGCCCCTCCACAGTTTTTGCCGGGATAACTTCCAACTCAGAAGTATCCACGCCTTTATATCTGTCTCTGATTCTCTGCTTGCGGTCTGCCGCTTCTGCTCCACTGCTTATCATTTGCTTCCTCTCATTTCTCCGGCTTCATGCTCCAGTACCACTGTCGCATCTTCCGGTAACTCCGGATGCCGAGTTCTTTCTTTGTATTTTCTGCTGTCCTGCGGCTGATACCTTCATCGCTCATCCGCATATAGATTTCTCTAGATCTCATGTCACCCCCGGAAAGCAGCTTCTTGATCAGATACGCCGCCTTCTCAGATTTTGACTCAAAAACTGGTGTTTCCGGCTCCGCTGATGGATCTGGCTTAATTTCACACTCCAGCCATTTGAAGCCCTGCTCCGCTGTTATCGAGAATTTGATTTCACCATCTGACGGAGCCAGACTGTTTTTTATCTGCCGCACAATGCGGATATCTGACTTCTCCGCATCCCGTTCTACTTGCAGGACACTCCGGGCGGCTGCAACAACATCGATGCTGCCAAGGCTCCGGTAAAGGCCCTTTGTTCCTTCTTTTTTATTAAGGTGTCCGATCAGCACAATGGCACAGTCATACATAGATGCCCACATGCCAAGGCGCTGCATCAGCCTTCTGGCTCTTCCTGCAATCTGGAGGTCGGAATCCCTTCCAAGATATGCCTGTATCGGATCAATAACTACCAGCCGCGGCCGGAATTCTATAATAGCCTGCCGGATGCGCTCATCATCCAGTGTCAGGCCGCTGTATGTTTCTTCATTTATGAAGGCCACATTCCTGCAATCTGCCCCACATTTTTCAAGCCGAGGCTTAATGGTATCTGAAATGCCATCTTCTGAGCACTGGTAAATAGCCCTTTGCGGCATTCCGATGGTTTTACCATCTGGCAGGGTTCCTCCCTTAGACAGCTCGGCTATCAGGTGCATCATCATTGTGGATTTGCCATCACCGGGGTCACCTTGCAGCAATGTGATCTTTCCAACTGCTATGAATGGATACCACAGCCAACGAACAGAAGTCGCCTGTACATCACTGTATAATGTAAGAATCCCTTTTTCTCCTTTGTTCGTCATCATCGTCCCTTTCTGTACGCAGTCTTTTCTACATTTATATTATAAGGTTTGATTGATGATTTGACTGCTACCTATCATGTAGCACGTTTCGCATTTTGCTACATACCAAGTAGCAAAACAGCCTTAGACCACATAACAGATAGAGGTGTAGCCCTTTGCGGCCTTAGAATTTCTGTAATTAAGTTGCTATGTATTTTTCTCTGCGGGATAATCGTAACTGCCTTATGCGGGTGCACATAAGGAGGAACATACATGGCTATTGATTATGAATCTTTAGGTAAACGTATCGCAAACGCACGTAAACAGACCGGAATCACACAGGAGGCACTCGGTGAACAGCTTAATATGACCCGAAAACACATCAGTGTTATCGAAACCGCCATTAACCGTCCCAGTCTTGATACACTGGTTGATATTGCCAACGCACTAAATGTCTCAGCAGATGATCTTCTTGTAGACAGTTTGACGCACTCCGCGTCCACTGCCAATTCCGAGATCCACCGTCTGCTTTTAGACTGTAATGCAATTGAACAGGAGATTCTCACCCGGATGGTAAAGGAGATGAAAGCAATTTTATACGGCTTAGGAGTTTGATTTTATAACTTGTTGATCATATAACAAAAAGGCCCGCATAAGCCACAACTGCACTTTGGAACACGCCGAAGTGCTGTCTGTGGTTTATGCGGATAAGGACAAAAAAAGAAGCCCACCAGCGGACCATGTAGGAATCTACACAATACGCCAGTGGGCCGATAAGTTTCAATTATGCACTTCTTTTCTCATCCAGTTCTTTTATCTCATCAACTGCAGACTTCTTAAATTCCTATATTATCTCTCTCCCCGCCTTAGACACCGATAAGCATCTTCGATAAAACTTATGAACTCCTCGCTGGCACACTCGATCAGGCATTTTCCATCCACGGCTTTCAACTTTTCCATAACCATTTCTGCCAGTGCACCCCGACGCTCTCTCATCTTCTGATTAGCAAATGTCACTGACTCATCGATGAATGCAGCGTACTTTGCACCATCAATATTGCTTTGTACTGGCACGCCTTCGCCACTGTCAAGCCGGATCACTTTTGGCTCATACACAGCCCTCACCTTTCTCAGTGCCTCTGCCGGCTCCATGCTCTGGAGATATAATTTCATAGCACCGGCCGCCACAATCTCATCAGCTGTTGCGCCATATTTCTCTGCCAGCATCCCAGCTACCTCATTCATTTCAAACACTCCTCGCTATGTGTATTTTCTGTCGTATGTGTATTTCTCGCCACCCACAACATATAACAGGATTCTGCACATAGCAATCCTTACGGGTAAAAAAGCCAAGACAAAAAAGCAGGCAAAATAGCAGCACAATAAAACCTTAAAAACAAAAAAAGCCCTGCCAGATGCAGCCTCAAAAAGCCACACCCGGCAGGGTCCTGTCTCCTTCCATCACACCGCTTCTTCCCTCTCGCGCTTCGCTGCAGTTGTCAGGTATCTGCGGTACTGAATGCTGAATCCGTACACCTTATAAGGAGCATCCACATAGACCACATTGCCGTCCATATCACTCCGCTTATAGCCCATGAAGCTGTCAAGCGTTCTGCGGTTGCCCTTTGAGGTCAGTGTCACACCGAAGTTTGTCTTATAGGTTGCCACATCCCCCTGCAGTACTCCGCTCTCAACAAAAGCACAGTAGATACCTTTTTCAAAGTGGAGCATATCTGGTGCTTCTGCGATCCGCTCAGGAGTCAGCTTGAGCCTGCCCCTGGTCACGGCAGACACCCGGCCCTCGATGGGCTTGCCGTCTACATCTCTCAGAAGACTTCCCTGTACATCCAGGCCGTTGACTCTTAACGGCATTCCGCCTGCATTGGTATCCGGCAGTTCTTTCAGGCAGGCAAGGAAATATTCAAAGTTCTTTTTCATGATCGCCAGCACGCCCTGTTCTTCCTCTATCGTCTGCCTTTCCTGTTGGAGTGTTTTCAGCCGTTCCTGCAGGTCGTTCACAAGCTCTGTATAAATCTGGGCTTCCGAGCCTTCCTCCGTTTCTGTCCCATAGAAGCTCACTCCGATGCTTCCTGGTGTCAGTCCGCTTCGGATGTCCAGGTCGATGTCGTCAATAGTCACCTCCCCGTTGGAAAGGGCTTCATTCAGTTCCACATTCTGTTCCAGTGCAGCTTCCCGAAGCGCCGCCACCTGATGGCTGATGGCATCCTGCAGGCGTTCTTCCATCTCCTTGATCTGATTTTCCACCGTTGCCATCCTCTGCACCGAGATGCTGTTGTTATTCGCCAGCCGGACAGCCTGCTCATAGGCATTGTCAAACATCGTCACGATCATGGAGGCATCTCCGTGTTGTTCAAAATCACGCTTCATGCTGTAGAGCAGTTCCATGAAACTCTGCTCCAGCGCACACTCATGGTAGCGTTCTGAGGGGCAGCGCTTGTTTGCAGCTTCCTTTTCCTCATCTGACATGCAGCCTTTCTTGCTCCGGCAATACGCTTTCTGGTCGGGAGAACCGTTCTTCGGCGGCTCACCGTCCCGCTCCCCGACCTTACGCTTGCACCGCCAAACGGGATACGAATAAGTGTATTTTTCCAGATACTCTCCGGTATCCTCACCAGTCGCCTTAAGACTCCGCTCATCGCTGTAACCATTTGCCACACCCGTGTAGGTTGTACGGAAGAATCCTTCCCCGCAGGGTTTTCCGGCATCCGGCCCATTCTCCAGGATCGCACCGCAGCGCAGGTTTCCAAACGGAGAACCCTTAATGCTCTTTACCTTTTTCTTGCCGGGGCCTTTCGTCATGTCTGCCCTCGGCTTCTCGAACAGCATGGTCTGCACTTTGTCCCAAGTCACACGGTCGATGATACCCACATGATGGTTCTTCACATAGTAGCGGGGTGCTTCGCCCTTGTTGATACTTGAACGGTGGGTAAGGAAGTCTTTGGTGATGGTCTTCTGCATCTCGATGTCGCCCACATACTTCTCATTCCGCAGGACGATCAGGATCGAGCTGGCACTCCATTTCTTTCCGTTGACCGTGAACTTTTCCATCTGGTTCAGCTCCAGTGCGATCTTATTCGCCGTCTGGCCTTTCACGAAACGGTCAAAAATGTAGCGGATGATCTCTGCCTGCTCCGGCACGATGACCCACTGCTTATTTTCCCCAAGCTCATATCCCAGCATCCGTTTCAGATTGATATGCGGGACACCAGACTGGAACTTCTTCTGGATGCTCCATCGGATGTTATCGGAAATGGAACGGCTCTCATCCTGTGCCAGTGCAGAAAGAATCGTAAGGATCAGCTCACCTTTGGCATCCAGTGTGTCGATGTTCTCTTTCTCGAAATAGATACCCACGGGCGGCTTCAGCTGCCGAAGCTCACGGGTACAGGTCAGGGAGTCAATAGTGTTTCGTGCAAATCGGGAAATGGACTTTGTAACGATGTAGTCCAGCTTTCCATCCATCGCATCTTTTATCATGCGGTTGAATTCCTCTCGATGTTCCCGGTTCGTACCAGATTTTGCTTCATCCGCGTAGATGCCGGCAAAAATCCAGCCGGGCTTCCGGGTGATGAGGTCTTTGTAGAATGCTTTCTGTGTCGTGTAGGAAGTCTGCTGACTCTCATCTCCCGTGGAAACACGGCAGTAAGCCGCCACACGGATGTTGCTCTGGCTTTTCAGCTGCCCGCCGTTCTGTACCGAGCGCACACTGGCGGGAATCACATCCACTTTTTGTCTTGTCATAATCTGCTCCTTTCTTCCAGCCTTGCAACTGGTCTTATCTTACATGCCTCTTCCGCTGGCTGCCGTCGCGCATCGTATGCCCGTCATAATAGCTTGCGGTATTGCGGTAATCTTCAATATTGGAATCCATCTCTACCTCGGTCTTGGTGTCATCGAACCAGTGGACCGTAAACTTCAGCGGTGAATGGATCGTGATGGAGAGGAGGAAGGCCTTGCAGTGTTCTTCGGTCACTCCATTTAGAAAGGCCACCGTACCATCCCGCCCCGCCGGAAGTTGCTTCATCCACTCGATTGCCTTTTCCCTTCGTTCATAGTCGCCCTCCAGTTCTTCCCAGTAGTCTTCCATATAGTCGAGCTGTTCGGTCAGCTTCTGCTCAGTGTCCGTGTCCTTCTGAATATCACGCTCCAGTTTCTCAATGAGCTTTTTCTTCTCCTCAATAGAAGCAGGGTCGATCATCTCGTCACCGAGAAGTTCCAGACGGGTCTGCATCACATCCACCTGACTTTTCAGGAGCCGGATCTTCTTACTGGTGCTTTCCACACTGGTGTGGGCTGCGGCAATCTGTTTTTTATAAAAAGCACGGTCGCGTTCCATAAAATCCAGCTTCTGAATGCTCTCCAGCCGTGCAAGCATCTGGCTTACAAAAGAATCTGCTTCCGGGGTGAAGTTGTCATACTGCTCTTTGAACCGTCCGCTCATGATGTCTGCCACAGCCACGTTGTCATGGATGGGCTTAAGCGTCAGCCGGAACCTCTCCAGGACTGCTTTACGGAAGGCTCGGACAACCTGTTCCTCGTATACTTTTTCTGCATGGCAGATACGTTTTCCTGTCGTCCGGCTGCTCGTCGGGCACCGCCAGATGGGATAGTTCCCATTTCCGTTTGTCACATGGAAAAAGCGACCGCACTCCCCGCAGATTAGTCTTTGGGAAAACGCTCTCGGCTTCTTTCCGGATCTTGTCCTGTTATATAAATCGCTGTTTACTTTTACGACTTCCTGTGCCTTTTCAAACAGGTCCTCGTCAACGATTGCCGGATGATGGTTCCGGACAAAATACTGAGGAACTTCGCCTTTGTTGTCCCGTACTTCATGTGTCAGGTAATCCGATGTGAACTTCTTCTGGATAAGGACTGCACCCATGTACCGCTCGGCGCGGACGATCCGCGTGATATTCCCGCCTGTCCATCCATCCAGCAGATCACTGTTTAACTGCCCTTTCTTGGATTTTTTCTTTCTTACTCTCACTGCGTCGGTGACAGGAGCCGGAATCTTGTCCATGTTCAGTCCCCGCGCAATCTCCGTATAGGCTTTCCCTTCCACGACTTCATGGAAAATGCGCCGGACGACCCTGGCTTCTTCCTCAACGATCTCAATATCTTTATACTCATATCCGCTCTCGGAGGTAACCATCTTCCCATTGTAGCGGTATCCGTACATGATCTTGTTTGGAACATCCCCCTTCGGAAAGCGCATCTTCTGCCCCAGCCGGATGTTACTGGAAATGCTTCGGCTTTCTTCCTGTGCAATGGCTGCCAGTGTCGTAAGGATGAAGTCGTTGGTCGGGTCTGCCGTATCCAGATTTTCTTTCTCGAACAGAATCGTTACCCCGCAGTCATGCAGGACATCCAGTGCACTCATAAAGTCAGCCGTGTTTCGGGCAAATCGTGATATGGACTTGCACACAATGCGGTCGATCTTCCCGTCCTTACAATGACGCATCAGTCGGCGGAATCCGGTTCTCTTTTCCTTGGAAGTGCCGGAGATGCCGTAATCGGAGTACACACCGACTGCATTCCATGCCGGATTATTTTCAATCAGCTGGTTAAAGTATTTTTCCTGCGTTTCATAGGAGTTCTCCTGGTCGCTCATGTCCGTAGAAACGCGGATGTAAGCTGCCACATTAAGGTTTCCGGCTTTCTTTTTGGTAGCCCGGAAGGTCGCCGTCGAAACGAACTTGTTATCCTGCGGTTCTTCCGGTGTGAAGAGCTTCGTAAACTCACTTTCCATACTGCTCTGCAGCCGTTCTGCAATGTCCGGCTCTGCCATGACCTTTTTGGCATCCAGAGCTTTCTGGATAAGAGCTGTGATACCGGCGTCCACGATGTCTTTTGATTTTTGGGGTGTCTGTTTTTTATCTGATGCGTTTTTTGGTTTTTGTTGAGTAGACCTGCCTTGGTGCGTATCAGCCAGTGTTAAAAAAGAAGCTGTGGCAGCATCCGTACTTTGACGAACATCTGCCACAGCTTCCACAGGTTTCTTTTTCCCAAGAGCGGCTTCCAGTAAAGCCGAGACATCCACAGCAGATGCATTTACTCTCTTCTGCTGTTTCTGCTGTACTGTATTCTTCACAGTCTTTTTCTGCAGATTTGCAAGGAAATCCGTACCAGTACTCATAGTTTTCGCTCCTTTCCTGCCCGTTTTCTTCTCTTTGGGCAGTCACATATTCCCTCTGTTTCGTGATATTATCAAGTAATTCCGATGCAGAAAGACGGAGAATAATCTGGTGGATTATTGTCTTATCTGCACCATATGTATGCCCCGCCCAAGGAGGACGGGGACTGTTTTTAGATACGGGCCGCAAAGTCAAGTGCGATCCACCCTGCACCGGATTTCAGCTTGCCCCAGCCCTTCGCAGAGCCAGCACCGGCAGATTCTGCCACGATAGTAAACACGCCTTTCCCGGTGTAATAACCGGTCTTACCGTAATTTGTTCCTGGACCCTTGCGGATGTTGAGGTCTTTAATGGACACACGCACAGTATACGGGACTGAAGACTTCGGTTCCGGGTAGACGGCTTTACCCGCCGGATCAAAAACATAATAGCCAGGATTCTTATCCGCGCACTGCTTTGCATAGGTGAGGTCGTGGAACGCACCTTTCTGGGAAGCGGCATTCTGCCAGCTCTTACGGACACGATACCAGCCGGAAATGGTGGTATGGCTGCCGGAGGTCGCATTATACTGCGTCAGGTTCCAACGCTCGATGATACTGCAGAGGCTCTGCACATAAGTGTGGCTGGTAGCATAGCCACCAGCCTTGATGATCTGTGCCGCTTTCTTGTAATCGGTACAGCCTGCCAGACCCTCATAGCGTTTCCTGCTGCCGCTCATCGCACCGAGCAGATATGCCGCATGATCGGCAATAGAGTCTTCCACACAAGCGTACTTGCGGAAGTCAGCAGTGATCGTCACATAACTGCCATCGGTATTCTGCTCCTGTGTTTTCTTGGTATAGACAGACTTGCCATCCCAACTACTGCCGCTCCAGCTGTTCCCGGAAAGCGAAGTCTTCATACCGAAGCAGTTATTGGCATTCTGTGCCAGCTCAGATTTACCGTAGCCGGATTCCAGAATGAACTGTGCCATCGACACGCAGGCAAGGATGCCCGTGGTTTTCTGGTTCGCAGTAAACAGCGGACCGATCTTTGCAACTGCTTCTGCTTCCGAGAGATTTTTCAGCGAAGAAGCCTGCATGCCGGATGAGGATGAACCGCCCAGTGCTGCAGTTACCCTTGCGGCCAGATCACCCAGGCGGGCATACAGCCAGTTTCCAGGGCAGCTTTTATTCGCAAACCAGCGGTGAACGGTCAGCACCATTTCATCTGCCGCCGGAGCATAGTTGAGTGTCTTATTTTTATCACCCAGCCACAGGAGCTTCTTCTTCCCGTTACGCTTGCAGATATCAATGCAGAGCTTGACAAGAGAGTCATATACGGCACTGTTCATGGCATACGGCTCATTCATGTCGCTGGCGCATTCGATGGTGACAGCCCTCTGGTCATTGGCATTGCTGGACGAACACCAGCTGCGGTTCTTTTCCTCGACACAGAGCGATACCCGCCCATCCGTACCGATTCCGTAGTTGCAGCTTGCCTGACGGCTTGTGCTGGTGAAGCAGCCGCAGATGCTCTCCGCAGAAAGCTGACCGACCACACAATGCGGTGTGATACGGTCGATGCTGTGTGTCCTCTGCCCGGAATGGTTTGGGGAGAGTTTGGTATAAACAACGAGTGGACTATTGGTATATCCCATAATGATTTCCTCCTGCTAAAACAAATTGAGGCCCAGATCACTCTGAACCTCGCGCTGTGGTTATTCTGTTGTTACGGGATCAGCAGTTTCATGCCGACCCGGATGGCATTGGAAGTCAGACCATTCAGCACACGGATATCTGCACAGCGGCTGCCGCTTCCCAGTTTCTTTTCCGCAATCTTCCAGAGATTATCACCGGGAACAACGGTATAGATCCTGCCAGCTGTGAACGCATAGGTGTCCGCACTGTTCAGGACATATGCGACACCAGCCTCTGCTTCGGCACACTTGATCTTCAGCCAGCCATCACAGAACTGCACGACTTCCACAAGGGCATTCTTCTTGTAGACCGCTACGACCTCCGCTTCCAGACTCGGCTTTTTACGGATGTTCATGAGGGTCTTGAGCTTGCCGTAGGCAATGGTCGCCGGAAGCTCCTCCGCAGTCGGGAACTCATTCTCATCCACTTCGTCTTCGGCTTCTTTCTCTGCCGGGGTATCCTCCACAGGGGTTGTGGTTTCCGGCTTATCTTCCGGGATATCGTCCACGACTGCTTTCTCCTCACTCTCATCTGCGCCGGTATCCGGGACAGCCTCTTCCGGATAGATCACGTTGCCGTCATTGTCGAACACGCGGCTGCCGGGGTTCTCATCACACTTGGCTTTCGCATTCGCCAGCAGACGGTACGCGCCAAACTGGGATGCCTCATCTTCCCAGACTTCACGCACGCGGTAATAACCAGTCGTCAGTTTTGCGGGATACTCTTTCTTACTCATATTGCTTACCTCCTAAAAATTGAGGGAGAGGCTGTTACACCTCTCCCCACTGATTACTCGTCCTTATTCTCCTTTTCTTCCTTCAGCTGTGCCAGCATCTCCTTGAGCTTCTCCGGCACCGGAAGACCAATGACTGCTGCGTTTTCGAGGCAGCTCAGGCCCTCATTCGCCAAATAGAAGAACACCACTGCAGTACGGATGGCGGCCCCATTCTGAAGGATCTGTGTGTCAATGATGTTGGCAATGCCGACCAGTACAAAGATACACACCTTCTTGGCGATGCCCTTAAAGCCAACTTCAGAAGAAAGCTCATGCTTGATCGCTGCCGCCAGCACTCCGGTGAAGTAGTCGCAGACCACGAACACTACAAGTGCATACAGGAAGCCGTCAAACCCGCCGAAGAACCAGCCCAGGAAACCACCCAGACCTGCAAACATCCATTCAATCTTGTCGATCACATTCTGCATAATCTTGTCCTTTCCTGCCCAATCCGGGCATAAAAAATAGACGGTCGATGCCGCCTTGTGTATACTCCTTCTATAATGAACACCGTTTCACAGACATTTTGGAGGTATGTCTGTCAGGGACGGTGGAAATTTATTTGCTGTCCTCCGTCAGCCATGCACGGATCTGGCAGTAATAGCCGTCTGCCCATGCCTGATAGCCTCTTCCGGACGGGTGGATGCTGTTGGTCAGCGTCCGGCTGGTTTCCGTGAACCGGTTCGTCACCGGCTTGTCCGAATACGGAAATGCCAGACGGCGGTCCGTGCGAAGACCGTGGGCAAAACAAGTCACGTTTTTGCGGTACTTGCCAGCATCGAATGCCTTAATCAGTGCAAGGTTCAGCGTGTTGATGCTCATATGAAAGATACCCATGCTGGAACCGCACTGATAAGAATAATCCGAGCCGGGTCCGCAAAGGCCGATACCGATCTTGCAGTTCGGGAAGCCCGTTTCCTTATCCAGCAGCGCATCAATGAACTGTTTTGCCTGATCCACGAACTTCTGCACCTCTGCTTCCGTGCGGTAAAGTGTTGTTCCCTGTGACACGTCATTGGTGCCGAGTGCGATCAGGAAGTAGTCGATACCCTCGTAACCGTTGGTCTCGCAGTATTTCTGGAAATCCAGACGACCTTTGATCTTGTCCCAGAACGCATTCGTTTTGCCGGCGTAATCCGTGTCTGCCAGATACCGGGCAAAGGTCCAACTGCCGCGTCCTTCGTGTTTACCGCCTTCCGGTCCTCTCGTTCCCAGCTGGTGGATCACGCAGTCATTATCCTCTGCCAGCAGACGGTACACTTCCGTTGCCACAGAACCGTTGTCCACGAGAGAGTCTCCACAGATGCAGATATTCTTTGTCAGCTTGTCCTTCAGCTTATGGTGGACCCTGACCTGGACAGGTTTGGACGATACCGTATGGCAGTCATCTTCATCCAGACGGCGGACGGTCAGTGCAAAATCCGTACTGTCCTTCGTCGGCGTGTAGTTCATGCAATACTCATTCCGGGTCAGGCTCGGTGCGTTCGTACCTCTGGCGAGCACATACAGGTTTTCCTTGCCATCATGTCGGGAAAGACAGTCAAAGAAGATGGAAAGCTGGCGACCCTCCATGCAGTCCCAGTGGGACGGGGTCACGATGTCATCCTCTACAGCCGGAGTAATGGCTTTCTGCACATAATCCGTGATACGCTTCGGGATGAAAGATGCCGCGTTATCTGCGAAGAGATCGCCCGCTTTGTATTCCTTACCGCCCACAATGAACTTCACATCCGGGTGGATGTGCGGATTATACAGCTTGCTCTGATACCAGGATGCGATATAGAACCCATTCGTGCCCAGCTTGCGGAACAGGCTGGTGTCGTACAGGTTGATGGTTTTCGTACCAGCATCATAAGCGAGGATGCGCATCGGCATACCAAATGTCGAGTTGGGTGTGTTAAACGCCATCTCCACCGGATCACCTGCCGTGAGCCACTCATAGTGGAACGTGTCCGGAACACCCAGACACTTGGTACTGACCTGGATCGTACCGGCATCCTGGTCAATGGTAATGCCACCGCTTGCCAGATACATATGGCGGGAATCCTTACCGGCAAGATCCGTGCGGAGTTGCTGAAAGCGATCCTCATACTTCTTTTCGATATAGGAATCACGCCGCTCTTCATCGAACAGCTCGCCGGCCTTATAAGTCGTGCCATCCAGCACAATGCTGAAAGAAGAACCCATGTGCGGATACCAGAAATGGTTCTCATACCATGCGGCGATATAGTAGCCGTTTACTCCCAATGCCCGGAACTGTGCAGTGTTGTAAAGATTGATCTGATCTATGGACGAGTCATAGGCAAGGATCAGCATGTGATGCTTTTCTGCTTCCGTACTATCCAACATCGGTACCGGCTCCTCACTAGCACTGATCCAGTAGTAAGCACCGTTATCGACAACCGCCAGGATACGTTTCGTGACCTGAATGGTGCGGTTGACCCTATCGATCGCAAACTGGCCTGTAGCGAGGAACATCTTTGCTGAACGGTACTTGTGCCAGGTCATCGCAGTATTCGCAATCTTGGCTGGATTGCCATAATCGATCCCGTTGATGACTGTACCGCTGCTTGAAGGAGCTGCGTACACCACATTCCAGTCAAAAAAGACCGCAAACACAAAGCGGCCCTTTGTGAATAGATTGCCCCAGCTATCGCCGCTTGTATTTTCCACCTTAATGACAGGGACTTCTGTCTTTTCTCCCGTCTCGTTTGCGGATGCTTCCGCACCATCATAATAGATCGCCCACCATTTTCCCACTACTGCAAAGTCAAACGAGGTACTGTTTTCCGCCACCAGTTTCGTCTGCTCGTACTGTGTACCATTTGTACGGCGGCAGACATATACACTCTTTCCCTCCGGGAATGTGACCGTCACTTTGCTGCCCGTGAACCTGATATCCACGCTGCCGTTCATCCACTGCCAGCCTGTTGCGTAATTTGACAGCAATCTCATCGGGAGCATGTTGTCATAGAGGTACACCGAGAGCTTCGAGAACAGCTTTTCATTGGTGGTGACAGAGATGAAACGGGTATTCGGAAGCAGTGTGATCACATAGTTGTCATAGACCTTGCCGCTCTCTGCCCGGAAACAGCCACCGAGGAACTTACGGTCCATGTCATAGCAGACCACGTTGTTATAGTCATCCCGGCCGCTCATATAGCCGAACTGACCGTCCACCAGAATCGCATCACCGCTGACCGGGACCATGTGCGCCACGCGCCAGCTTTCCGAAGCTACAAGGTTGCCGTTCTGGTTTGCGTAACCATTTTTGATCACCCAGTTCTTCATGATATTCTGCATGGAACGCACCCTGCCGACTGCACGGATATTGTCACCGGCTGTGGGATAAGTCTTTCCCTCATCATCCACACGGGCATCTACCAGCTCCTGCGCATAGTTGGCATTTTTGTCCGTAGATGCCTTGACGTTGGCATTGATCTGGGCTTTCAGTGTTTCTGCAGTCTTATCCATCTCGGACTTACTGGCTGCAACTGCACTGTTCGCTGCATCGACTTTCTGAGTGATATCCGCTACATCCTGTGCGGTCATCTTGCGCAGGACTGCCACATCTGATGCAGTATCTGTACGAAGCTGCTCTACATCTGCCGCAGTATCCTTGCGGAACTGCTCCACTTCTTCTGCCGTATTCTGACGGTACAGAGCCATCTGCTCCGAGAACCGGGAACACATCGCCCAGTATTCCTCCTGGGACAAAAGCGTTCCGGCCGGCACAGGTTTCCGGCTCATATAGCTGTCGCCAGTGGATTCCTCATACACAATGGTAAGAGGCTCATATTCTTTTGCTTTGTCCCAGACACCATCATGGCGCGGGACGATTCGGTTGCCGATATATTCCGACATATTTTCCCCTTTCCCGGCTTCATCAGCCGTTTGCAAACTCTACGATCAACCGTCCGTCATCGTCCATCAAGAAGATGAGCTTCAGACCGTCTTCGGTGGTAAAAGCAAGATAACCGTCATCCGTAACCGTACAGTTCAAAATATTCTCGATGAACTTCTGGATGGTGCTGGACTCCGACTTGTCACTGAAACCAAGCCCATCATCCGACACAACGGCAAAATAGCCATCATCCGTGATATACACTTCCAGCAGACCTTTACGGATAGCTTCCACCACACCCGCGTAGGTATAGGTGGCGATCTTACCGTTGTTGATGGCTGCCCGCTCCACCTTCAGCGTGAGGGAGAACGACCCAAGGACATCCCCTGCTGTGCTGAGCATAACAACATCCAGCGGAAAACGCCCTGCCTGTGCGGTCATGAAGGTCGTGATCGTAAAGACGACCGCCCCATTTTCAACAAACACAAAATCGGATGCCGTCTCACTGGTGTAATGAAAGATCGTGCCGTCCGATCTGGTGCCGGAACAGGCAACGATACAGTCCTGCGGTACAGAATACTGTACCGAGTTGTTATACAGAACACATCTGACTTTCCGTGCCCTGTTATCATATTGTTTGACCGGGACTGTCACCGGGATCAGATTCTCCGTCAGCGACAGCTCCACTTCCTGATAAATGCTTGTGATCATTATGCGCTCCCTCCTTCCTGATCGGTCTTCTTATCATCTGTTTCTTCTTTGTTCCCATTATCTTTTCCTTCGGTGTCCGGGTTCTCCGGCTCCGGCTTTTCCGGTTCCGTCGGTGTGGTCGGTTCCGTTGGCTGTTCCGGCTCATAGCCGATGGTCTGCCACTGTTCTCCATCCCAGAGCTTTAACTGCAGGTTCTTCTTATCGACCCAGAGCGTATCTGCTGCCGGGGCTTCCGGTGCGGTTTCCGATACCGGGACACTCGGCTGGTACTTTTCATCCAGTTCTTTTTCGACCTCTTCCGACAGCTTCTTCGCCACACTGTATCTCTCGTCCAACTCCTTTTGCAGATCTTCCGAGATTTCCGTAAGAGTGCCATACCGCTTATCCAGTTCCTCATATAAATCCTTGGACAGCTTTTTTGCTGTTTCGTACCGCTGATCGAGCATTTTCTGAAGCTCGGCAGAAATGGCGGTCGCTGTTTTGTACCGCTCATCCAGTTCCTTCAGCAGCTCCTCGGAAAGCTCCGTGGCTTTCTTATAGCGGTCATCCAGTTCTTTGAGGGTCTGTTCCAGCAGGATCGCTGTCCTGACTGCAGTGTCATCCTCCTCCCAGCCATAGCCCCACGTCTTACCGCCATCCGTGGATACAAACAACCCGGCAGAGCTGTTCTTCCATGAGACCGTTGACTGTTTCAAAGTCGCCGCATTGAATGCATACCGGGTCGTATTTCCCTTATTGTCAGTTTCATTTTTATAATGAAGGCCAAACAGCGCAGCAAAAAGCGCACCGTCATAAATGATAGATGCTGTGATTCCACCGACCTGCTCTCCCACTGCTGTCTCCGCACGGACTGCCGTATCATAGGCAATCGTTGCTGTATTCCGGATGCTGTTGAGCGAACCGGTCAGAGAAGAATTCCGGCTGCTGACCGTGGAGTTTGAGAGCGTGATGCTGTTATAGCGTTCCAGCAGCGCATCATACTCGGTTTCGGTGACTTTGGAACTGACTTCGATACCCAGCTTTGAGATAAACACATGGACCGTATCGCAAAGGGAAACACGCTCTGCTTCCACGATGTCCTCATACCCCGGCGTATTCCAGAGCTGTAAAAAGTCAATCTTGATATCGATCTCCGGCTCCGTTAAGTCTGTGGTGTCAATATAGTTCTGTGCGTATTCCCGGAGTGCCGTTTCGCTCGGCTTTTCCTGAAAATTACTGGTACAGTCCAGCACGGTGATCTTCTGGTAAGGAATTGACCGTTTGCTTTGCAACACCACCTTCTCCGGCAGTTCCATGACCGCCTGCGTTTCGTTGTCTACCCAGTACGGATGTACACCCGTGATGGTGTTCTCGATGGATTTTTCCATCTTGAAATCCGTCAGGTTCTTACCGTAGATGATGTGGACGTTATGGTCAGCACCTCTTGCCTTATGGAACTTGACCGTATACCGTTCCCACTCGAATTCACCGCCAAAAACGTCCAGAATGGATGCATCCATACCACCTAGGCTGTTTCTAAAAGAAGCTGGCACTGCCAATACAAAGGTCGCATTGGATTCCACATCCGTCCAGACGGAAAACGGACAATCCGAAGCGGCGTGTTCTTTCAGACCTTCCATAGCCGCCTGACATCCTCCGGCTGAGAATGGTGAAACCGTTATAAAGTTGAGCTGGTAAGAAATATGTCTTGCCTGCACTTCCAGCTTGCCGTCGATCGGAGTTGTCACCTTATAGATACGAAACGGCTGGCTCTGCCCGGTGTCGGATGGCTTGGCGAGGATGATGTTCCCCTCCTCCAAACTTTCTGCGTGAATGCCATCCGCCGGGCAGACCAGCTTCAGTTCATAGCTTCCGTTTCTCTTTTCCGTTACGGTACAAGACTGTGCATCTGCCAGCTTTCCAATACCGTTATGATTGAACTTCATCTCTGTTGATGCATATAAACATGGGATCACTGGCTGCACCTCCCTCTTACAGCGTCCACCAGCGGGGAGTCACCTCCACCGCTGTGATACCACCTGTCCATGTGATCTGTGTCTTTCCCTCCGGCAGTTCCGGGAAATCATCCGAAAGGATGGTCTCATTGCAGAAGCCGGAAGCGTTGTAGGCGTTGTGCGTCTCACAGTTAAGCAGCACATAGTCCTGAATGCTGTGGATGGTGATTTTCTCCTCACCCACATACAGCTCACCACCGCTGTCTCCGTAGACCTTGAAGATGGGCTGTGCTGGAAAGGCGAAGGGGTTCTTTAAGGTCGACCTGCCATCCAGCCGAATTGCCCTCTGCCCATCCACACTCCAACGCTGGGGCTTACAATTGAAGGTAAGCTCCATCTCAGCGGCTTTCTGGGCTGTCACATCGAATTCCAGGGCATCCTTGCAGACTGCCATCCGGAAGAAATCCGGGTCGTAGGTGTCCTGCAATTTCTGATACCCGATCGGAGATAACAGCCACGCCTTGACCGCTGATGTCTTGGCTGGCAGACCGTTGAAGAAAAATGCCTTATACTTGATATCCACGTTCTGATATCTGCGTCTGCCTGTCCTTGCATTCTCGGTGATGATGTCCCCGTTCCTGCCGGGTACGGAGGTGCTCTCCACATCCGCAGCCGGGGAATCATACACACCGGGACCAGACAGATAAAGCAAGAAGTCCTTACTGGACTTCCCGGCAAAAGACAGATATTGTCTGGCGTATCTGCCTTTGAGTTGAAACTGCGACACCGTCTGGTTTGGGGCATTGTAGCCCATACGCATCTCCTCCTTTACTTGAATACAGAATCATCCTCGTGGATCATTCCGTTGATCTTATCTGCCACAGTCTGTGCCAGTTCGTCATCGTTGCGGGCATTGTAACCGTTGACTGTGATATACACACCACCAAGGTTTGTCGTCCGGGTGGAGCCGCCTCCAGCCAGAGCCGCCTGTGGGAAGTTCCAGCCAGAGCCGTCAAAGTGCGGCAGGGTCAGTTCCGGCAGGCTGAAGGAACTGATACCCTCCATTCCCTGCTGTACCTTTGCTGCCATCGACTTGATCTGGCTGACCAGTCCGCCCTCGCCTTTCTTGATGCCGCCGGACAGTAGCTTCATGAAGTCAGGCATATAGGTGTCGGCATCTGCCAGCGGTCCTTCGTCCGGCACAGAGAAATGCGGGAACGAACGGATACCGCTTGCCACACTCTTGACTGCATTGCCGACCCAGCTCACTCCCTTCTTGATACCTCCTGCGATACCGCTGACGATATCCTTGCCCCAGCTGATTGCCGAGGAAGTCACATTCTTGATACCGCCCCAGATAGAAGAAGCGATATTCCCTACAAAGGAAGCAGCATTCGACACGCCCTGCTTGATTGCATTAAGTCCGTTGGCAAACGTGTTCTTGATTCCGTTCCAGATATTCGTGACACCATCCCGGAAGCCCTCACAGTTATCCCACAGGGCTTTTACGCCGAGACCGACACCTGCAACTGCCGCCACTGCGATACCTGCAGGACCCGCCAAACCAGCAAGGGCTGTGCCTGCGGATGCGAGGAAACCACCTGCGGAGCTTGCCACCCCTGCAAGGGCTGTACCCGCACCAGCAGCCAGACCGGATACGGTCGTACCCACAGAACCGAGCAGACCGGAAAGCGTTGTGCCGACTGTCCCTGCAATACCGCCCAGCGAAGAACCGATAGACGATACGATACCGGAAAGACTGCCGCCTAAGCCGCCAATTTTCGACACTACACCGGAAAGCAGCCCGCCCAGATTCGACAGGATTCCCCCACCGTTGGAGCCAAGGCTTCCCAGCTTCGAGATGATGCCGGAGATTCCTTCTCCCAGGCCGCCCATTTTGGAGGTCAACCCGGAGATCAGGTTACTAAAGTTCGACACGATCTGCTCGCCATCTGCACTACCGATCTTCGACAGGAAACTGCCAATATTCGACAGCAGACCACCGCCGTTCTCTGTACCGAGGACGTTGCCAAGGCTCTGCATCGTGTTGCCCAGATTTCCGATGGTGGTCTTCATGGAACCGAGCTTGTCCACAAGACCGGTGACTGTATTGACCGTGTCACCAACCTTGCTGATGCCATTGCCCAGATTCTTTAGAAAATCCGAGTTAAAGGTATCGCCAAGGCTGCGGATTGCATTTCCAAGGGAACTGGTCTGAGAACTCAGTTCTCCAATGGAATCCTTCATATCCGCAAAGCCCTGCTTCACTTCATCGCTCATACTGCCGACTGCGGATTTGGTGATTCCTTGTAAATCTGTCCAGAGCTGTTGGAACTGTGTCTTCAGCCCGGAAAGCCCGGACATGAGCTGGGACTGGATACCGCTTCCCACACTCCTTGCAGCACTGCCGATACCGCTCTGGCTCCTGCGGATGGTCGTTGCAAAGCTTCCGACCACCGAATCCATCCAGTTTCCAAGAGAATCGACCGGTGTCGTCAGGTTGCTGCTCATAGACCCGGCAAGTCCCTGCACGGCTTTCACCACCGACTTGACATTTTTCTTAATGCCGGTTGCCAGCAGCTTCATGAAGTCCGGCATATAGGTGTCTGCATCGGACAGAGGTCCTTCGTCCGGTACAGAGAAATGCAGCAGACTTCTGACCCTGCTTGCGACATTTTCTGCCGCAGCGATCACGGAACCGGCTGCTGCCCGGACACCTGCCGCCATCTGGGAACAGATATCTGCGCCCCAGCGATATGCCGAAGAAGCAATCGAACCGAGTGAGTTAAAGCTGCTCCTGATACTTGCGACACCGGAAGACACCGTACTGCGCAGACTGGACATTGCCGAAGACACCGTGGACTTGATGCTGTTGAAAGCAGAGGTCGTGGTAGATTTCAGTGTGTTCCAGCCGCTTGTGACCGTACTGCGAACTGCGGATACAGAGGAAGTTGTAAGACTCTTGATGCTGTTCCATGCAGTCGTGATGACTGTTTTGATACCATTCCAGCTGGTATTGGTCAGCGACTTCACTGCGTTCCATGCGCTTGTCATGGAGGATTTCACAGAAGCAGTCGCAGAAGTAGTCAAAGACTTGATTCCGTTCCACGCTGTGGTGATGACCGTTTTAATGCCGTTCCAGCTGGTCGTTGTCAGCGACTTCACCGCATTCCATGCACTGGTCATGGACGTTTTCACTGCGGCTGTCGCAGAGGTCACATTGGATTTCACCGCCGCAAAGCTGCTCTGGATGGTGATCTTGATGCTGTTCCATGTGCTCGTGGTACTGGTCGTAATGGAGCTCCATGCGGATCTCATCGCGGCACTTACACCTGCCGTTCCGATTTTCACCGTCTGGCTGATGGCTGCCCAGCTCTTACTGTATGCCTGCTCCACTCCCCTCATGGAGTTGGTGATGGAGGTAGACAGCGTTGTGGACAGGTTCTCTGCCGCCGCAGTCACAAGGCTGGTGTTGGTCGTGATGCCGTTTGCCAGACCCTGCATAAAGTCTGGCATCCAGCTTTCCATATCTGCCAGAGGTCCTTCATCCGGCACAGAGAAGTGCAGGAAGGAACGGATACGATCCGCCACTCCCGATACGGCACTTGCCACATCCTGAATCCTCGACTGGATACCGGACACAATGTTGCCGATCATGTCAGAGCCCCACGAAAATGCCTGTCCAGCCAGACCCTTGATAAAGGAGACCGCACTGTTAAAGCCATTCGTGATGGTGGTCTTAATGCCGGAAATCGTAGAAGAAATCCCGGATTTCATCGAGTTAAAGGCTGTGGTAGCCGCGCTCTTGATGCTGTTACTGAGGGACGATACCGTGGATTTCATGGCATTCCAGCCGGAAGAAACCACCGATTTGATACCATTTACCACACCGGAGATCTTGCTGCTGATGGCAGTCCAGATGGAAGAAACCTTGGACTGGATCGCAGAAAGGACAGTCGAGATGACCGTCTGGATCGCATTCCATGCCGTACTCATCCGGGTCTGGATGCCAGTCAGCAGCGGAGACAGGAACGATACAATGGCATTCCACACCGTTGTCACTGCGGTCTGAATTGCTGTCAGTACCGTGGAGATGGCTGTCTGGATTGCCGACCAAACCGTAGAGAAAGTCGTCTGCAATCTGGTCAGCAGCGGAGTCACAAAGGCAACGATAGCGTTCCAGATAGAAGTGATCTTCGTCTGGATCGCGGTCAGTGCTGCGCCGATCAGGATCTGTATTGCCTGCCAGATGGTCTCAAACAGATATTTGAACGCATCCAGCAGAGGTTTCATGGTGTTGTAGATTCCGTTCCACACTGTAGTGATCGTGGTGCTGATGGTGTTCATGACCGTAGAGATTGCGGTCGAAATCGCCGTCCACACAGTTGTCACCGTGGTATGGATCGTATTCAGCACAGAAGAAACTGCTGTGGAAATGGCAGTCCAGATGGTGCTGAAGGTCGTCTGAATACTCGTAAGGACGGTAGTAAAAAATCCAGACACTGCTGTAAATACAGTCGTTGCCACACTCTGGATAGCAGAAACTGTGTTTGAAAAGAAGCTGCTGATTCCACTCCACACGGTCTCGAAGAAGCTCTTGATACTGCCCCAGACCGTCTGCCAGTCCGTACCAAACAGACCAAGGAACACATCCAGTGCGCTCTTTAGTGCGGTAAGAGTCGTGGAGAATACGGACTTCACACCTTCCCAGATGCTGGAGAAGATGCCTTTCACTGCTTCCCATGCACCGCTCCAGTTGCCGGAGAACACATTGGAAAAGACGTCGAATAGACCGAGCAGTGTATCCAGAACGACACCTAGGATGGTGGCAATATTCTGGAACGCTCCCTCAAACAGCGGTGCAAGCACCTGACAGAAACCATCCCATACTGCCTTCAGTACCTCAGTGACATCCTTAAAATTAAAGCCCAGCCCATTGATCCGCTGTGTCAGCTGGTCGCAGAAGCCTTTCACCTTGGAAACGATGTCGTTCCAGATGCCGGTAATGGCAGTACGGAACTCCTCGTTGGTGTTCCAGAGATTCATGAACGCCGCCACCAGTGTACCGACGACCGCCACCACTGCTACGACCGGGCCGGACAGACCACCCAGAACCACACCCAGCTTGCTGAACACACCGCTGGCACTGCCCACATGGGTGATAAGAAGCCGGACACCCTTTGCAAGAGAACTGACCCCCCGCATTGCTGTGCCAACCGTTGATATGGTCTTGCCAAGCACAATGAGCAGCGGACCAATGGATGCTGCCAGTAGTCCGATCTTGATGATCGTTTCCCTGGTACTTTCATCCATGCTGTTGAGCTTGTCCACGAACTGTTGCACGGCAGATACGATCTTGCGGATGGTGGGCATCAGGATATCGCCAAAAGAAATAGCCAGCTCCTCCAGCTGAGATTTCAGGATGGTGAGCTGACCATTTAAGTTGTCCTGCATGGTCTCTGCCATGCTTTCGGATGCACCATCGCAGTTTTCAATGGCACCACGCAGTTTGTTGATATCCGTCTCGCTGGAATTCATCAGGGCAAGGAAACCGGACATCGCATTCTTACCGACCAGTGCCTCTGCATTGGATGCTTTTTCCGATTCGGTCAAACCGGAGAAAGCCACACGGCAGTCTGCGAGGATATCGTTCAGGCTTCTCATGCTGCCATCTGCGTTGCTGGTGGCAATCGTGACCTCACCGATGTTTTTGCCAACAAAGGTCACTTCACCAGAAAGATTGTTCATGATGGTACGAAGGGAAGTACCAGCCTGTGAAGCTTTGATACCACTGTTTGCCATGAGACCGATAGCCTCTGCGGTATCCTCTGCCGAGAACCCCAGCGCACCGGCGATAGGCGCACAGTACTTGAACGTCTCGCCCATCATGCTGACATTGGTGTTCGCATTGGAAGAAGCAGCTGCAAGGATATCTGCAAAATGCCCGGAATCTGCCGCAGACAAACCAAAAGCTGTGAGGGCATCCGTGACAATATCCGAAGTTGTAGCGAGGTCTTCACCGGACGCCGCCGCAAGGTTCATGATACCTTCGATACCGTTCAGCATGTCAGAGGTCTTCCATCCGGCCATGGCCATGTATTCCATCGCCGAAGCTGCCTCGGACGCAGAGAACTTGGTCTTCGCACCCATCTCACGGGCTTTCGCACGGAGCTGGTCGAAATCATCCCCGGTCGCACCGGAAATGGCAGAGACCTTACTCATCTCGGAATCGAAATCAGCTGCAGTCTTCACTGCGGCAGTGCCAAGACCCGTTACCGCTGCGGTCACCGGCAGGAACTTCTTGCCGACATTCTCTACAGAAGATCCGATGTTCTGGAGCTTTTCTCCGGCTTCATCGATCTTGGCAAGAGTCGCATTCGTGGTCGCCGCCTGGTCCTGTAAGGATCGTAGATTCTGTTCGGTCTCCACGATCTCACGCTGGAGGGCATCGTACTGCTGCTGGGTGATCTCACCGTTGGCAAGCTGCTCATTCGCCTGCTGTGCCGCAGTCTTCAGAGTTGCCAGTTTTTCCTTGGTAGCTTCAATGGCATCCTTAAGCATCTTCTGCTTCTGGACGACCAGTTCTGTATTGGAGGGGTCCAGTTTCAGGAGTTTGTTGACATCCTTCAGTCCGGACTGCGTCCCCTTGATCGATTTGTTTACACTTTCCAGTGCTTTGGAGAGCTTTGTGGTATCGCCGCCGATCTCAACGGTGATGCCCTGGATTCTGGATGCCATGTGGATGACCACCTCCTCGCAGGCATAAGAAAAGCCCATCTGCACAGGGCAGACAGGCTAAAAAATGGGTAATCGAGTAGGAGAAAATTCCTCTTGATGAGGAATTTTCGACCTCTCACACCACCGTGCGTACCGTTCGGTACAC